AAGATTATGGAAACGGTTCAACCGTAGCCAAAACTCCTTGTGTTTAATTGTTTTGATTTAGTTTCTGTTGTTTATTTAGATAGGCGGTTGGTAGAAATACCGCCGCCTTTTTTACTTCCATCTTATGCCTATTCCCATCCCAATCATTGATGCCGCTCTAAAGATTATAGACAAGGTAATCCCCGATAAAGAAGCACGAGAGAAGGCAAAGCTTGAACTGCTGAAGGAAGACAATCGTCAGGTACTTGAAGAAGTCAAGACCGACATTTCAGCCATCATAGCTGAAGCCAATAGTTCCGATAAGTGGACCAGTAGAGCGAGACCATCGTTCCTATATTTGATGTATTTTTGTATCATTATATGTTTCGTGGGTGGTATCATCGGGATATGGTTTCCTACCCAAATTCAAGAAGCGGCCAAAAATCTTAATAGCCTTCTGAATGCTATTCCTGAGTCTTTGTGGTGGTTATTCGGAGCCGGGTATCTTGGATATACCGGAGGTCGTACTTTTGACAAATGGAAACAAACTAAGAAGTGACAGAAGCTGAAAAATATCGGAAGTTATTGGCGAGATATGGAAATCCAATGGAAAAACCTTTGGACTTTGAACACCAATGGATGATATCTTGGAATGTACCCATGTGGATTGATACCCATATACCGGCTCTTCCAAATCGCCTATATTTAAACAAGGACCTAATTCCGGTCATTGAAGAGACATTCAACCGGATCATAGGGCTTGGAGCCTACAAGGAGATTAAGACCTTTGACGGTCTATTCAATATACGTTATGTCAGAGGCTCTAAGACAAAGCTTTCAATCCATTCATGGGGATTAGCCATCGACTTAAACGCTTCACATAATCCATTAGGGGTAACTAAAGAACAAGCCCGTTCCAAAGGTTTGAACCCATTTTCTACACTCTTTGACGAAATATGGAAGGATACTGGTTGGACCTGTGGATCTTCATTCCAAAGGTGTGACGGTATGCACTTTGAATATACTCATCACCTGTGATACTTACTTGTAACCGGATCATTTTCCCTCCCGTGATAGAAGATGAAGACGAAGTAATCCGTGAGTCTAAAATGAGACAAGCGGCGAAGAATATCCGTAAAAGACGGATGACCTTCCATCTTGGAGACATCGAGAAGTTCAGTGAACATGAGGATACTCGCTTCGTCATGGTGTGGTTCTATTATTCTGAACCAGTCGTTTTAGAATATTCTTTTGATGAACTCAATAAGCTATACATCGACTATAACGAGAGTAACGAAGAGGATGATGAACATACTATGAGATTTTGGATACCTGCTAACTAATGGAAATAAATAACAAGTCAATCATCGTTAAAAGCTTTATCACCAAATTCTCAGGACTAAGCCACCGACAGATATCGGTTAAGATCTACGAGGAAAATCCTCACCTTTTTAAAAACTTAGAGAACGCCCGTACCATGGTTCGGTATTATGCAGGGAAAGTAGGGAAGAAGAATAGAAAATCAATAACCAACGCAAAATCCGGAATGGAATCAGTAGCCAAACAAAATAAAGCCGTACTTGAAAAGTGGGGTATCAGTAAGACCAAAGCCAAAGGAAAGAAGTCCTATCAGATTCCTTCCCAGTACGACCGAATATTATGGATATCTGATATACACATTCCTAACCATGACGAAGTAGCCCTTTCAACAGCTCTTGAATATGGTCTATCTCATAAAGCTAACTGTATTATTATCGGTGGAGACTTACTTGATAACGCTCCGTTCACTCGGTTCAGAGTACCTCCTGCACTACGCAAAGCCAAAGACTTCTTCGATCAGGCAGTATCATTTCTGACAGCTTTACGGAAGAACTTCCCCGAAGCCCATATAGTATACATGGAAGGAAATCACGATAGGTGGTATTCAGACTGGCTTATAGATCATTGCGCCGTGGTATTCGATGATCCATATTATCAGCTTGAAGCACGTCTAAAGCTTGAGGAATTGAATATTCTATTCCTAACTGAGAATGTTATAGTTAAAGCCGGGAAACTTCCGATGTTACATGGACACACTATCGTCCGTGGAGTATTCGCCCCGGTCAATGCCGCCCGTGGAGCTTACACCAAGAGTAACCATAACCTTCTAATTGGTCACACTCACCAAGTATCTGTCCATTCAGCTAAGGACCTAATGGGTAGACCTACCAAGACATGGTCGGTAGGATGCTTATGTACCCTGTCTCCTGATTATGACCCACACAACATCCGACATAGTCACGGGTTCGCTTTCATAATAACTGAAACAGGAGGAAAGTTTACCGTCCGTAATTTTGAAATAGTTGATGGAGAAATAAGATAAAGTACTATATTTGCGGACGATATACCAATGGGTTAGTGAGTTATCCTATTGGAATTCAATATAAACGGGCGGATATGTATGTATCCGTCCGTTCCTTTTGTAACCTTTTCTGTACTGGTTAGGTATAAGACATATCTAAACCAAACAACATGAAAAAGTTCGACATCACCACTATTATCGCTATTATTTGCTTATTAACCGCTGAATGGGCTTACCTCGATGGTATTAAATGGCTCTATTTATCATCTATTGGGGCTTGTATTATTCTATTTATGCTTTATCTAATGTTTAATGACCATAGAAAATAAGGTAGAACCCCTATATTTTTTATCAATTTCATAACTACTTTCACAGCCTAAACAACAAAAAACAAAAGCCATGAAAAAAAGCACCTATCAACTACTAATGTTAGCAAAAAATGGACACCGTATTATTTTGAACGGTGAAGATGTATCCTTTACGCAGTTATTCAAAATGCAAGACATTATTTTTGAAGTAACCATCGACAAATCAAGTACAGTTCACGCTACTACCAAATAAACAACAAAAATATGTCTTACGATTCCTACAAAACTGCCAGTCCTCACGACTACCTCAAAATGTATGACCGCCAATCCAACGAAGATGAACTTCGTGACCGTGATTGGGAACGGAAAGAAAAACAACTACGCCAATTATTATCATACCTCATTAGAAAAGAGTTCGATATGTGTGGGATGGATATCTGTTCTGATCAATATAAAGCAGAACTTATTTGGGCGATGAAGAACATTGGTGACTATGAAGAATCTCGTAATATGTTAAACGACCTCAAATGAAATTAGATCATAATATATTTATACCTCACAACATACAGACTCTCATGTATGCCTATCTTCGGAAACTTGATAAGTCATTAAAATGTCAATCAATCGTGGATAAGATTGATTCAAATGATAGTAAATATCCGGACGCTTACCGTGACTTAGTCAACTGTCAAATAGATTGCAAGGATCTTGATGTTAAAATTAACAAACTAATTCTAAAACTCACTCCAAATGAACAAATCGGAAACCATTAACGAACTTGCCTCTGCTTTAAGTAAAGCACAGGCGCAAATAAAAGGAGCTGTTGAAGACTCCACAAATCCTCACTTCAGGTCCAAGTATGCCTCCCTTCAGTCCTACATCGATTCAGCCCGTGAACCACTGGCTAAGAATGGACTGGCAGTTATGCAACTACTCACGGATATAAACTGTGAGTCGATGAACATTGTCTCCATTGAGACTATAATGATGCACTCTTCCGGTCAATGGATCAGCTCTACCTTTAGTGTCCCAGTATCCAAAGCCGATGCTCAGGGATTCGGTTCAGCCGTGACTTATGCGAGACGTTATTCCTATGCCGCCGCTATCGGTATTGCTCCGATTGATGACGATGGAAACGAAGCAGTTCAAGCCGCACCTACCAAAGTAGCTAAAAAGACCAATGATCTTCCTACATCAGTTATCAAAGGGATTGAAGACTCCAAGACAAAGGATGATCTGATGAACTTCGCCGCTCAACAGACTACATACCATAAGAACACCGAGTTCAGAGCTTTAGTGGCCAAGAGAAAGGAGGAGCTAAATGTTAACGCCTGATATCCTATACCCCATCAGTCATAGTCGGTTAAACGCTTTCAAGCGTTCACCACTTCACCTAATCCATTACCTGACCCAACCAAAGGAGCAGACACCGGCTATGGCTTTCGGTTCAGCTTTCCACATGGCACTTCTTCAGCCTGACCAGTTTCAATATAAGTATGCTGTGGCTCCGGATGTGGACCGAAGGAGCAAAGAGGGTAAGTTAGAATGGGACGCTTTCGTTTATAATAACGAACATAAGACAGTCATATCAAGAAATGATATGGAAAAGATTGACCGTATGTGTGTCTCTATCCTTTCCAGTGGTCAAGCTTCAGACCTTATACTTTCAGCCACTGAGAAAGAATTACTTACAGAATGGGTTAACGAAGATACACTTCTTCCAATGAGAGGTATCATTGATGGCGTAGGTTCAAACTTTATGTTTGACCTTAAGACCTGTACTGATGCTACTCCACATAAGTTTCAAAGGGACGCTTGGAATATGGACTATCAAAGACAAGCCGCTATTTATTTGGACAGTCTTCAAGGTGAGTCTAAAGAGTTCTACTTTATAGCCATTGAGAAGGAAGCTCCGTATGGAGTATCTGTTCACAGGTGTGACCAATCTGTTATTGACAGGGGACGGACTCAATTCTTGAAGCTTTTGGAAGAATATCGCAACTGGGTAAGTCTTGGATGTCCGGCTTCAGGTTATGATTATTGGCATTATACCGGCATTCATGATTTTGAAACTCCAAGTTACATCAAGAATAATGAGTGATATAACGGACATAATTAGCCCCTTTTGGGTACTATAAGTACCATTAAACTATAAAAAATACTACAACGAAACCTATGGAAAATAAAATTTATTCAGTCAAGAGAAATATCAAAGGATTTATCGAAGGAGATATTGTATTAGCATATAAAAGTCAAAAGTTTAAGACGAAAAGAATGGTTACTAATTGGGAGATAATTGGTAAATGGAGTTGTTGTGGATGCAATAAATACAAGCAAGAGTTAATTGATAACAAGCATTTAGAATATATCGGAACACTATAACAAATGAGAACAGAAGAAGAAACACAGAAACGCCTTGAATGGGCTTACGGTCAACACATGGAATCATTGGTCGAACTACAAACAGCCAATAGAATCGGTAATCAGAAGAAAATCCTTACAGCCCGGCTGAACGCTGTCGGACTAATGATGGAAATCAACGCCCTTGAATGGATACTTGAATCTCGTGATAACAAACAATCAGGATATGAGCCGGAAGCCACCAGTAACCCGTGAAGTACTGGCTATCTACATAGCCATTAACGCTTTAATGATTTCAGTTTTATACTTAATAATAAATTATATCCTATGAAAGAGAAAGTCAGAATGTTAATGATCCTAAATGAAATAGAAGTTGATATAGCCCGTATCGTCAGACTTGATGATCAATATAATAACCTATCAGCTAAAATCGGGGAGGTTAAGTCAATAGTCTTGGAGAATATGTTCCCGGCTATGATTCAAGGTCCTGAAATAGATTGGCAGAAAATCAAAGATTTGTCATGTTAGAAAAGCGATTCATAACACGGGATGAGTGCTTCCAGTATGTTGTAACAGAGATGACTAATGGAGACCCTCTTATCTGGGCTTTAATTGAAGCCGTAGCTTCTAAACAGGAGTGGATAACTTTCGCTACCTTTGATGAAGTAGCTGAAATCATCTATAAAAACATAAACGATGGCGAAAAAAGTATCTTTTGACTATGACGGAACTCTGACCACTAAATCCGGAGCCGAAACCCTTGACCGATGGATAGCCACAGGTGACACAGTCTATATTCTAACAGCTCGTCAGGATAGAATGATGGGACCAGTCTATGAATTCGCTCGTGAACATGGTATTCCTCGTTCAAGGGTTCTTCAATCAACTGTAGGTCATAAATGGGAAGTAGTTAAACGGCTTGGAATAGATAAGCACGTTGATAATAATAGAGACGAACTTAAACTAATAGAAGACAATACAGATGCCTCAGCTTGGCACACATCAAAACTATGAACCAACACAAGATCTATAAGTCACTGTGTATGATAGTATACATGAGTGATGGAAAGTATGTTAGTGTCCATAAACTTAAGGAAGTATTTGGTATCAGTTCTCGTACAGCTTATAGGTATCTTATCATGCTTCAACAAGTCGGATTCGAGTTAGTAAAACAAGGAACTAAGTATTCAATTCAACCGGGAATAGTCCCACAAACAATCAATTATCTATTAACCAATGGAAACAAAGGAAAAGAAGGTGTACCTGTCCAACCTAAAATCAATAGGACAACAGAACCAAGGACTCAGAGGCCGTCTGTACGAAGAGAAACTATCAGAACACTGGCAGGTTGATGATAAAGGCCGTAGGTATATCCCTTTTAACGTATGGGCTAACCGTGAACCTGATCAGTATGGTAACACTCATACAATGATTCTTGACACTTATAAACCGACTCAACAGGTAGGTGTTAATAACTCGTTAAATAAGGATAAGTATACTGACCTACCTTTCTAATAACTTCGGGTCATCGATGTACGGATCGATAAGAGAATAAATTTCAGAGCCGACTTAGCCGGATGGACCGTACTCCTGATGGCAAGTCGGTTCTTAATTTAATCACCATGGCTAAAAAGTATTCACCTGCAATGGTGGACTTACTCGGTAAAGCTTTAGAGTACTCTAAGATCCAGTACCCATCTATCCCTGATCATTGCCGCCCAAAGCCTTCATTTAAGACCACTGACGCTAACGGTCTAACTAAAGCAATAGTCGAATTTATTGACCTATCCGGTGGATGGGCTACAAGGATAAGCACTGAAGGACGTTACATAGAATCACTCGGAAAGCGTATCCCATCAAGTGTAAAGAAAGGTACTGCCGATATTCACGCCGTTTGGAATGGTCGACATTTATCCATTGAGGTAAAGATAGGAGCTGATAGACAGTCACCCGAACAGAAGGAAATACAATCTGATATTGAAAGAGCCGGAGGACTCTATTACATTGCCAAAGATTTTGATTCATTTCACCACTGGATAACTAAACTATGAGCTATCACGATAAGACAACCATACTTGAATGGTTAAAGCTAAACAGAACGGGTCTTGATGGCCGTGTAGTTAGAGCCTTATTAACCCTTTATCATAAAGGAACTATTTATGTCCGGGATGTAACCGAAGAAGATTTTAAATCATTTCAGTATGTCGGTGATAAGTCTTGGAAGGTATTCCTTACTTTGCGTGATAGCTTCTACCATAAAATAAAACCTAAACAATTTCCCTCCGTTTCAATCGGAAATAAAACTCACTAATCCAAATGACTTCAGAACTGATTTACACTGCCGGTATCTATACCGGAGACGGGATATCCGTCACCCTTTGCGATGATCGAAAAGTATCAATCGGACGATGGAAAGAACTCCAAAGCCGGATGATTACTAAACAAGAACTTAAAGAATACGCTCCGAAAGCTAAAGGTATAGCTATCATCTGTGGACGTATATCCGGGTCACTCGAAGTCATTGATGTTGACTGCAAGTACGATACTACCGGGACACTCTTTGATAGACTCATGGAAGCTATCGGTAAAGACCTTGCATCCATGGTATCAGTAGCCAAGACAGTATCAGGTGGTTATCATCTATACTACCGATGTTCAAAGATAGATCAGAACCTTAAACTGGCTCAACGTCCTGCAACACATGAAGAGACCAAAGCTAACCCTCACGTTAAGGTCCTTGTACTTATCGAAACACGGGGAGAAGGTGGTTATGTAGTAGCACCTCCAACACCTGGGTACGAATGGATACATAACGATCATAGTACCATACCAACAATTACACCTACCGATAGAGACTTCATCATGAACGTCTGTAAGTCCTTCAATGAATACCTTGACGCTCCACAGCTAAAGGAACGGGAAGACGTTGAGAAGTCCTTCGGATTGTCTCCCATAGACGATTACAATATCCGTGGGAATATCATTCCACTACTTGAAAAACACGGTTGGAAGCGACTATACGACCGTGGTGGGAAGACCTATTTCCGTAGACCAGGCAAGGATGAAGGTATGTCCGGTGACTACTGGCATGAGAAACGCTGGTTCTCCGTATTCACTACTTCCAGTGAGTTCGATCCTATGAAAGCTTACAACCATTCAGCCGTATACTGCCATCTTGAATGTGGTGGTGATTGGACAAAAACTGTCCAAAAGTTGGCAGGGTCAGGATACGGAGAAGATATTAAAACACACTCAGCAAAAAAAAACACCGATTCCTTCATTAAGATGATGCGGGATAAAGGAATGGATGATGACGCTATATCCGATTCTCTTATCGCTGAACGTGGACTAAAGCTTAAAGAAGTCAAAGATGCCATCAAAAAGTCCTACATACCTGAGAAGACAAGTGGTGAATTTTGGTCAAGGAATGAAAAGGATAAGTTAATCATCAATAAACCAAAGCTACTTGACTTCCTTGTCAAGAACGGATTCAACCTGATGGCTTACGACCAAGCCGGGAATGATGTCAGACTCGTTAATGTAACCGATTATATCATCGAAGAGTCATCCAATGAGAAAGCGAAGAAGTGCCTGTACGAATATGCCAAGCTTCATGATTCGGATGTCGCCACTTGGATCCTTGAAAAACACGCCCTAATCAGTGAGTCATTCCTTGAATATCTTCCTAAAATAGAACCCGATTTCCTTACTGATACTCCTGATACAGCTCTTTATCCGTTCCGTAACGGTGTAGTTAAAGTAACCAAGGATGGATCATCCATAGTTCAGTACGGTGACTTAAAGAAGCATATATGGAGGTCATCACTAATCAACCGTGATATCGAACTCGTTCCAATGATATCAGACGGTAGACTATATTGGGGACATGAAAAGACCTCAACCGATATATTCGCCCAGTTCGTATATCTAATCTGTAACCGTGACCCAGATAGATTTAGAGCCGTATGTACTCATATCGGATACATCCTTCATAAGTTCAAGGATCCTACACGTCCTTACGCTATAATACTTGCTGAAGAGACTGATGATGAAATGAACGGTGGTGGAACAGGTAAAGGTATATTCGGTAAAGCCATGTCCTACCTACTCCAAACTGAGAACGTAGACGGTAAGAACTTCAAGCTCGATAAGTCCTTCGCTTGGCAACGGGTAAGCCTTGATACCCGACTGGTCATCATGCAGGACATAAGAAAGAACGTAGATTTTGAGGGATTCTACTCGATGCTTACAGAAGGTCTAACAGTAGAAAAGAAGGGTCAGAATGAGCTATTCATACCCTTTGAAAAGTCTCCAAAGTTTCTATTCACTACTAACTACATGGTTCCGGATCAGGGTCAACACGCCCAAAGACGTCAGAGAGTTATTCCTTTCGGGGACTTCTTCGGAGCTGATAATACACCTCTTTCATACTTTGGTCATCAACTATTCACCGGATGGGATGAAGGAGAGTGGAAGTGTTTCTATAATTACTTATTCGCTTGTATTCAGATGTACCTATCTATTGGAATAATCCAAGTCCGTGTAACTGAATCTATGCAGTATAAAGCCCTAAAAACATCATTCGGTAATGAGTTCGTCCGCTTTTGGAAGGATATCATGGCTCAAACTGAACCGAAATGGGTCACATTTTCTGAATTATTTGATGAATTCTTGGCCATGTCTGACTTCAAGGAATTGGACTTTTCTAAGAAACGGTTCAAAAAAGCTTTGACTACTGCTTGTGACGCTTTTCAGGTAACTATGGAGACTCGTAGAGATGGTGACTTGAAGAGGAACAGGGTAAAATTCACTCGATGTACTCGATTGGTACACGATTTATAAAAATCGGGCGGTCGTACACGAACTTCATTTCCAATGGATTAAGTGGGTTGGTACGCGATTACTCGATTTATTCCTACTATGCTCTTCCACTATACTCTTTTTACCCCCCTTTTTAGTAGAAAATGACTTTCTACTAATATAGAAAAAAATCAAGTAATCAAGTTCTTAACACAGAAAGAACTGAAAATCAAACACATGAACGAGACGCCAATGAAAAGCAAATCGAGTAAATCAAGTACCATTACAAAAACGCTGAAAAACGCAGGATTTCTGCATATTGGAAATTATCACGACTTGGATTATTTCGTGATTCCTAAAAGTGGGAGACTTTTATTAACAGGACCAGTAGAAGCGTTTAGAGGCCGTATAAAGGACTTTGTGGCTGTTGGGGCTATTCCGATACCTTTCACTACCTTTGAGGCTGTTATAGAGGCTCTAATACAGTCATTGGACACTTCTGAACATGAACTAATTGAAAGAATATTCGATGTACTCGCAGAATAATGAAGAAGCTGTTATATTGGCTAATAGTGCTGATACTGGTCATTTTTTGGACATTGGGGCTTATGACGGTGTACGCCTGTCTAATGTTAGGGCTTTGGCTGAGAAAGGTTGGACTGGTGTAATGGTTGAACCATCACCACTGATATTCACTCAGTTGATGGAGAATTACCGATCATTCCCGGAGATAACACTGGTTAACTCGGCTATTATACCGGGTGCATCAGGACCAGTAGCGTTCCATGACTCGATGGGTGACGCTATCAGTTCATCAGACCCGGTTCACTTAATGAAGTGGCACGAACATAAAAACTGGCAGTCCTTTTGGATCAGACCCATGTCAACCGATGAACTGTTTAATCAATTCGGATATGACTTTGATGTTATTTCGGTGGATGTTGAAGGTCAGAATCTTCAAGTATTAAAATCATTACCTTTGGACAAGCTATCTAAATTGAAGCTTTTGTGTGTTGAATATGACGAGTTCTCAGGTCAGATGATATCTTACATGGAATCATTCGGCTTCATACTTGTCCATCGTAACGCTGAAAACATAATCTTCCAACGTCATGTCAAAGAAGAGAAAGCCGGGCTTTGAATCATTCCTTGAATTCCTGATGGATAAAGGAGCGTCTAAAGCTGAACGCATAATGATGACCATGGACGATGATGACTTCATGAGATTTTATACACAGATGATTGAGTTCGCTGCACCTAAGCGGCAGAGAGTAGAACAAGAAACTAAGACAGACACTACGCTTAACATCGTGGTGAACTGGGATGAAGACACCAAGTTTATCCATAGACCTTCAACGTCCGCACTTGAATCAGCGGAAGGTGTTGACTGAAGCCAAGCGGTTTAATCTACTTAAATGTGGGAGACGGTTCGGGAAATCTACCTTGAGTATATTCAAGGCGGCAGAAGCTCTGTGTCGTGGTGAGTCGGTGGCTTACTTCGCTCCTACTTACAAGGATGCGGCTGAGTGGTGGAACGAGGTAACAGCAAGGTTACACGGGCTTATAACTGCCAAGGATGCGACCATGAAACAGATACGGACTATTACCGGTGGTAAGTTGGACGTTTGGTCATTCGATAATCCTGATAGCGGTCGTGGTCGGAAGTACCATCTTGTATTGATTGACGAATGTGAGAAAGGAGGGAACTTCGAGAAGGCTTGGAAGCAATCCATCAGACCGACACTGACCGACTATAAGGGTTCGGCTTGGTTCTTTAGTACTCCGCAGTTTGGTAAGACGTTCTTCAAGGAGATGTATAACTATCAGGACAGACTTGAAGAGTGGAAGTCATGGCGATTCACCACTTACGATAATCCATTCATAGATCCGGCAGAAGTAGATTCGGCAAAGATGGAGCTTGATCCGTTGACATTCGCATGTGAATATTTAGCTGAAGATGTGGACTTATCGAATAAGCCATTCGCCTACTGTTTTGATAAGAATAGGCACATCAAGCCGGTTCAATTTGATACTGGTCAGTACTTACATCTATCATTCGACTTCAACGTAGACCCCATTACTTGTGTAGCGAGTCAGTATATTGCCGGAGAGATACGGTTCATCAAAGAGTTTAGACTATCGAATAGTAATATCTACGAGCTTTGCGATAGGATCAATATCGCCTATCCTCAGGCTGTCTTCATGGTTACGGGTGATGCCAGTGGTCAGGCTCGGTCGGCTCTTACTATTGGTAACATTAACTATTATTCGGTAATCAAGGATAAGCTTCGGCTCAACTCCAATCAGTTCAAGGTACCATCGGTTAACCCGGCTATCAGTGACTCTCAGGTATTGACGAACTCAATCCTTCAGAACCATGTGGTATACTTTGATCCGTCCATGACATGGACTATTGATGATATGCTGTACGTTGAAGTCACAGAAACGGGAGACATTGACAAGGCAAAGGATAAACACCGAAGCCACTTATTAGATGCTGTTAGATATACATTCAATACATTCCATAAACACTTAATTCGATCAATATGAAGATTCTTGTAAAGTTTCCTACCCGTGGTAGACCGTTGAAATTCCTTAAAGCTTTGAACATCTACCAACAGCTTAGGAGTACAGACAATGTCGACTTCCTTATAACCATTGATTCAGATGACCATTCCATGTTAAGGCGTGAGGTAATAAATAGTATGAAGTTATGGGGTAACTTAAGGTACGATATCATCGAGCCATCGGGAAAGATAGGAGCCATTAACGCAGGACTGAAGGATGTATCTGATAAGTATGATATCATTCTACTGGCATCGGATGATATGATACCTCAGGTAAAAGGATATGATCAGATTATCATTGACGAGATGATGCGATGTTATCCTGACACTGACGGGGTATTGTGGTTTAATGATGGGTATACCGGAAAGAATCTTAACACGCTCTGTATACTTGGAACCAAGTATTTCAGACGCTTTGGATACATCTACCATCCTGATTATAAGTCATTATGGTGTGACAATGAGTTTATGGATGTAGCCAATATGTTCAATAAACAGACCTATTTTGACCGGGTAATCATTAAGCATGAACACCCACTATGGACCAGTTCACGTGGCGATTCATTGAATATCCGTGACAATAAACTTTATAAGACAGATGAACAAACCTACATCAGAAGAAAAGCTAACGCCTTCGACCTTACCGATCTTGTCCCTGCTAATCCCGACATTACCAAGTCGGAAGTTCATGTTCGAGAATCTGATACTGGAAATAAACCGACAGATAGAAAGCCTAAACGCAGAAGGAAGAGTTCAGATCTGTAGTCTCTCGGATGACCGTCAGATGTCTATTGGAGAAAAGCGGAATAGACTTCTCGGTATGGCTACTGGTGACTATACGGCTTTCATTGATGATGATGATCAGATAGGACGTGACTATATTCGATTGGTGCTTGAGGCTTTGGATAAAAATCCTGATGTGGTTGGTATCACAGGTGAGATAACGATGAACATCAACGGACGGGGTACTGTTCGGCGTAAGTTCTACCATACCATTGAGAATAAGGTCTATAGGACATCGATTAGGGGATATGAACGTCCTCCGAATCATCTTAACCCTATGAGACGGTCCATAGCTTTAGTCTATCAGTTCATTGATAAGAGCCATGGCGAAGACACTGATTGGGCTATGCGTATATGCCGTGGAGGTATCTTGAAAAGTGAGATATTTATCGATAAACCGATATATTTTTATAATTTCAATCCGAATAAAAACTATTAGTACCTTTGCATATAAAACCTTAAGACCGTGTCAATTAACGTCTGTGATTTATGTTACTCGTTAGTAGTGAGTCAATGTTCTAACTCCTACACCTTACCTATAACATTGATACCATCAACAGCTTATAAGATGTGGGTTGAGGATATGCACGGGAACATCTTTCAGTATTCAAGCACTACCAACGGAACTGGAAAGTTCACATTGATTACTACTGAATTTCCCGAAGGTATGTTCAATCAATGGAGTGGTACTTATGAAGTTACCTTCAACTATTCATTGGACAATCAGACTTTTGAGCCGTTCACTATTGATGGTGGTACATACCAGTGTATGTTATTAAGTTTCGCAAATAAAGAGGCAGTAAACTAATGGAATTTGGTTGGCTATTCTTACTTTTAGTAGGTTTCATTAACTCCCTTGTCATCTTCGGAGTTAACAAGGCTACTCACTTTGAGTACTGTCATCCGGATGATACCGAAGAATACTGCAAGAATGGTATTGACCTTGATAGTCGGATGATCTTGTATCGTCTTCGTTTATGGTCACTTAAGCATATCGGCGAGTTTTGGAGTAAGCCATTATTCACCTGTCCTCCATGTATGGCTTCGGTACATAGTACTTACGTCTATTGGTTTGCTATGCCGTTTAATATTCAATCACTGGCTATATGGCCATTCTACATACTTATGTTATCAGGATTAGTCAGTCTAATCAATTCAGTCACTAAATATGGAAATTCTTAAGGAAGCACTTGAACGTAATGGATTCACATACGTCGGACCGTGTAAGATATGCGGTGGTCGTGGGTTTGAATACGTTAGAAACAAAGCCAAGGCAAAGATTAAAAAAGACCTCAATGGTCGTGAACTTCAGATAACACTGAATGGGTTCGCAGATAACGGACGGCGTATCATCGATACGTTGATCCGGGTTAAAGAACCTGGTCATGTGGAGAACATCGATAACATTATTCAACGGGAATTAGGACTACTCAATGAGCAAGAAGAGACAAACAGCTGAACAGCCTTGGACCGTTGAAGAGGGTCACGTTATTATCCCGGCTTTCGAGTCGGGAGGTATTCAGTATTACATGATGAAGGATATCTTCAATTCCTTCAGTGGACGGGCTTTGGATGCTATGGCTATCTACGAGAAGTGGTCACTTCGCTGTAGTCCTGACTTTATGAAGTCGTGGATGGATGGGCTTGAGAATACCATTAACGCTAATCCAATCAAGATAACGGAAGTAGCTGAGATGATCAATGTTATGAGGGAGAGGCTATCATTCGCTTTGCCTACTGAACAAATCATTTGGGAACTGGCTTCTGTTGCTTTCTTCGACAGGAACGAGAGTCCATACCGATATGACGAAGCTTACGCCAAGGATAAGATTAGTCGATGGAAGGAGGACATCGGACTACCTGATTTTTTTTTCAAGACCCCGTTAAGGGATTTGGTCAGCTTACCAGACTTATCGGAGGAAGGTTTAAAGAATTATTTGAAAATAGTGGAGGGAGTAGAGGGGAAGCAATTAGAGAAAGTCCTTTCAAAGCTTACATCCAGTCAGCTGAGAGTCGCTTCCTTATAGGTGTTAGGTTACGTTCTGAATTCGGAATTGACCCTAACAAACTGAATCTGTACGAATACTATCTGTTAATAGAACAGTTAGAAAAAATGAGCAATAGTGGCGGAAACAGTCGTAATCAACATCGAAGCTAATACTACTGGGTTACAGTCAACCATTGACTTACTCGTCAAGTTGGGTAGTGTAGAGAAGTCAGTAGCGGAAGAGTTTAAGAGAGTTAACGAGGCTAATGTAGCCAGTCTGAACAAGGCAGCTACGGCTACTACTAAGCAATTCGAGCAAGTAAAGAAAGCCGTTGAAAGTGTCAAGGCTGATAATGGACTGGCTAAGGCTTTAGATATATCCAAGGAATCTGTAGCAGTTGGTAACACATTTAAGTCATTAAAGACTCAACTAAAAGAGGCTACGTTAGAGGCTCAGAATCTTGCTGAGAAGTTCGGGGAATTAGATCCTCGGACGGTAGCGGCGGCTAAAAGAGCAGGAGAGTTAAAGGATAAGATTGGTGATGTTAACGCTCAGATCAAGGCTTTAACTCCTGAGGGTAAATTCCAAGCTATTCAGAATCTTGGTGGTGCTATTGCCGGAGTGTTTCAAGTAGCTACAGGTGCTTTACAAGCTTTCGGGGTAGAGTCTGAACAGGCAACTAAGATAGCCCAACAGTTTCAAGGGGCTTTGAATATCTTCGGGGGACTGTCACAGCTAAGTCAGTTTAAGGACTCACTTGTAGCGGTACAATCGGCTTTAGGGTTAACTACGGTAGCAACTCAAACACAGGTAGTAGCTACGGAGGAACTGGCTGTCGCTGAAGGAGAGGCTACGGTAGCTCAGACGGCTTTAAATACGTCTATACTTGCTAACCCTTACGTTATAGCGGCGGCGGCTTTGGCGGCTTTAGTTGCAGGTATGTACTTATTCTCGACAGGTGCTGAAGATGCTAAGATCAAACAAGATGCACTCAATGAATCTATATCGGCTAATGATGCTGTCTATAGTAGAACCAATAAACAATTAGATGAAAGAGACAGAAAAGTATTAGCACAGATAGACAATGAGATAGCTTTAGCTAAGGCTCGTGGAGCTTCTACATTGGAGATATCTAAACTTGAAGAAAATAGAATAAAAAAGGAACAAGAACTTATTGATTTGCGAATAGATGCAAATGATAGATCCATAATAGCAGATCAAAAAAACGTACAGGCGGCTGTAGCTTTATCTAATGATGAAAACAAGGAAAAGGCTCGTTTATTAGGATTACAAATCAAAGACAAAGAATTTGCTAACGAGCAGTTATTAAATAAGTCGGAAGAGCTTGACGCAAAATTAAAGATATTAGAAGCTCAAAGGACTGCCGATGTTAAGAAGGAATTAGATGCTCAGGTTAAGGCTCGTCAGGAAGCTACTGAAAAATTAAATAAGGAGTCATTCGATAAGCAATTAGCCGCCTTAACCAATAGATTCAAACAGGAAAGAATCGAAGCAGGTAAGACGGCTACTACGGTTGAAGGGTATAAGATAGCGGAAACTAACATCACAACCCGTGAACTACAGGCTCAGTTAGACCTGTATAAGAAGTTCGGAATGGATACAACAGATATCCGTCTGAAGCTTCAAGAACAGGCAAGGAATAACCCTATCGAGATTGTCACCAAGTTTGATGATACTTCTCCTGCCATACCTGATGACTGGGAGAAAGCCGCTACTACTCCTGTTGTTGTTCCAATAGTAGTTGATCCGCAGTTAGAAGAAAATCAGAAAAAGCTTGACGATTTACAAAAGGAATTGTCTACAGCCTTTAAGGATTTGCTTCAAGAAATTGCTTCGAGTGCCATATTCAATCCTATTTTTCAAGGATTAGAGGATCAAATTAAAATAACAGAAGAGCTTCGGGATGCTGAATTGGAGGCAATTAAAACCGAAGAAGAGGCTTTGTTATCAAGTTATGAGAACCGAAGAATTGGTAAACGTGAACTCGAAGAGTCACAGAAGAAGTTAGCTTTAGACCGTGTAGCGGCTGAGAAGAAAGCTGAAAAGGAACTTAATGAGTTAAAGCATAAGCAAGATGTAGCTAATAGGAATCAGAAGCTATTCGACATCGCCTTGGCTACATTAAGAAATTCATTAGAACAACCCGGACCACTTGGGGCGTTTATTCCATACTGGATAGGTCTTGGAGCTGTTCAAGCGGCGGCAGTATTGGCTCAACCATTACCAAAGTATAAAAAGGGTACTCTCTCAGTACCGGGTGTAGGCTCTGAAGATAGCCACATGGCTATGTTACAACCCGGAGAGGCTGTCATTCCTACGGATACTAATCGTAGATATAAGACGGCTATTGAGGCTATCTATAATAACAAGATAGATCCTAACGATATCAATTCTTGGGTATCTTTACGATTAAGGGGAGGTATTAACGAAGGGGTTAATTCACGCCCAGTAACAGCTAAATTGGAGACAGCTGACCTTTATGAACTTAGTAGAATGATGAAAAAGAATAACGGTGTATACATCCGTAACATGGGAGACTTCGCTACTATTTTTGAGAACATGAATAATCCTCGCAGATAATGTTCAAATTCTATCTGAATGGCACTGAAGTAGTAGACCATCCCGAAGGGTGGAATAACATAGACACTACCGTTAAACGGGATGTCTTTAGTGGTGGATTGTTTTTTGATGCAAATATCAAGCTCGTAACATACGGAGGTCAGGATTTATATTCATCGCTTCAATCTTTATGGAATGCTGATCCGTTTGGTGTTTCCTCGTTTGATATCTTTCAACGTAGTGGAACGGCTGGTTATGTACTTATCCATGCAGGAATTGTATTCCATTCGGACCTTAAGTTTAATCTCGTTAACAATAATATAGAATTCAAGGTCGATGATAACGGTTGGTATTCCAAGCTAAAGAATAACCAAAGGTTGGATGTCAATATGGGTACTTCTTTATCGAAGAATCAGATAGCCATTCAACCCATTTCACACTTTGATCTATCATTCCACAGGGTAAGTAACGGAACATACTACGCTGACACTCGGAACGCTTACAAGGTCTATGACTGTCTGAAGTTCTTGGTGGACTTCATGTCTGATGGAGAAGTAGAATTCGAGTCTGATTGTTTCAATGTCGGTGGTATTTACGAGTACTTTTGTATCGTAAACGGTCACGAACTATGGGCACATGACCATACTCAAAGTCCTCGTTTAAACTTTGCTTTATTATTTGGGGATTTAAAGAAGCGGTTAAATGTTCGGTTTGCCATCGTTAATAACGGGGCAACTCCTACCATTAAGATAGAACCGGCTGACTACTTCTATGATACGTCTACGGCTTTCACTTTGCCTGATACACCTGATGAAATATCCATCCAAGCGGATTCATCGATTATGTATAGTGCTATCGTTGTAGGTTCGGAAAAGTATGAGACTACTTCATCAATGACTTTTCCTGATATTCAAAATTTGATAGCTTTCCGACAAGAAAGTCTCCATTTTGAAGGGGTTAATAACATAGATAATGAGTTAGATTTGGTTGGTAAGCTCGTAGTATCCAACAGTTCTATTGACCTTTGTTTACAACTTCTTTCGGGATATGACTCGTATGACGAAGATAACTTCATGGTTCAGTATACTGGATTGAATCAGACACATAAGTCAGATTGGGCAGGTACTGGACATCATCTGTATAATGAGCAGTTGAATAATATAAACACACTTCAGAGATGGGCTAACTACATTCCGGGTAATGTTATCGCCAACTTTAATAATACGACTACCGGAAGGATGTTGGCTTTTAATACTGTCCTTCGTACTGGCTCTAACATTGGGTCGGCTTCAACCATTGGTCCTATTCAGTTTGACGATGACTATACCCGTGGCTTTGATCCTAACGGAGTCTATGGAGGTTCTACGGCTCAGGGTTCACCCGTTAGTCAGGTATTAAGTATCTACACAGCTCCTTCCAATGCTAATCTGACTTTCAGTAGTCAGGTAAGTATGGATACTATTGTTACGGGAGGTACAATACCATCAGTTCAGATATTCTTCCAAAAGTTTAACGCTTCAAATACTGTAATCGATGACTTTAGTGGTCCATTGGTTCAGATGAATGTGTTCTCCGGTCAACAGGGTCCTACTGTTATATCAGCTTCATGGAATACCTATCTCAACACAAGTGAGTATATCGCTGTTTATGTCAAGTGTAATACGGGAGGATTCTTCTATAACATCAGACCGAATGATACTTTCTTAAGTTGCAATGGTATCAATACGGGAGGCGGTACGGTATTGGCTTCAAATAGTGGAGTATTTAAGTGTTACAAAGTTAATTTCAAGTATCCGATTACATTGGCTGACTTTCAAACGATAGGCAATAGTAAAAACGGACTGATTTCCATACCTTTGCACAATAACAGATCAATTCAGGGATGGGTTGATAACATCAAGTTTGACAATAGTTCCGGGGAAACAACCTTCACACTTATAAGCGATGGCAATACAGTTTATCGATAACCAACCTATTACATGGCGTACTGATTGGGCGACAGATAGCGATTGTAAGACATCGAATGAACTGGCCTGTACTATTTATAGCAACAACGATACTCTATTCGCTCAATGGCAACAGACACCGTGTGGAACAGGGTCTAATAAGCTTTGTAATCCGACATTCACCAATGGTAACACGGATTTGGTTACAAACGGTTCTTTTACAACCAATAGCACAGGATGGACACTTGGAACGGGCGTAACCCGTGATGCTGTCAATAAACGGATTCAGTTTCCCGGTACTACTTTGGCTACGGCTTTAAGTCAGACATTGACCATGTCAGCAGGTAACTACTATCAAGTTACCTATACCATTGGAGGAAATACAACGGGGAGTATAACGGCTAAATTAGACGGAACGTCAGGAGTTACCCGATTCTCTCCGGGTACTTATACCGAATACATTCAGTATACTGGAGGTACTAACTCCATCGTATTTTCAACTTCGGGGTTTAACGGATGGATTGATGATATTAGCGTTAATTTAAACGGTATTAGTTCGGGATGTTGGCAGACTTCTTTTCCTTCAAGGTGGCAGATCAATACTAATGGAAGTATAACCAAGGTAGCAGGATTGGCTGATACACTTGGAGGAACTATCAATAGTTTTAACGTAGGTTCATACCTTAAATTAAGCTTTAGGGTTAGTGGTTTGTCAGCAGGTTCGATGGGATTTGAAATGGTTGGTGTGTCTCTATTGGATACAATTACCACTGATGGAATATATACTTACTACACTACAGCTCCGACAGTTGGAAACATTAACTTCCATCCTGACGCTAATTTCGATGGAACTATATCTGATTTAAGTGTTTACGAATATTCCAACTTCTTTTCAGTAACATTAAAAGACAGTCATGGAGCTATCGTAGCCGATTTGAGTTCTGATGTTGAGTTATTCGAGGATAAGATTATCCTTAAGTATGATATGTACGATATAGATCCGGGCTGTTATGTTATAACCATTGGTGACGCTTGTGGCTATTCGTTAAGTCAGGATTTGATTACAAACTATTCCTTTACTGATGCAACAAAATGGAATGTTGACTTAACAGTTCCGGGAGGAGCTAACGGACAAACTGGATCTGTAGCAGGTGGAAAGTTAACGCTTGGAACATCAGCCGTAGGTGGATATAATGAGTGGAGAGTAACGGATACTGTAATTGGGGATATATTTCCTACGGCGGCTACTACAATGGTTATTCAGTGGACCGTTGCTATGGGTGCTGTAACAGCCAGTCCTAACATATACATGAATGATAAGAATAGCCAGTATCACTTATTGGTTACATCGGCTGCAGCTAATACTACTTATACGGGAACTATAACGCTTTCTGGTCAACAGGTTGTATCGGGAATAAACCCACAATTAAGGGTATATTTGACTCCTGCCATTGCTTCAAGAACTATCGAAATCAATGACTTCCGTCTTCAGTTGATGTCTTACATACCCGGTCAGATGACTACCTACGATTCTAATTGTATCGAGGTTATCGATTATCCTGATTCAGAGAAATGCACTCAGTGGATTGGTGGAACTAATGGAGAGGACTCTTTCGGCTTTCACTTTAACCCCAATGATGCTACTCCGTTTCAGATTGGTGCTAGGGTCCGCTCTATGTTAATCAATCCAAAGTATTCGGGAGACATCAATAGGTATTCCAACGCCTCAGGGAAAAATATCATAACCAAGTCAAGTAGCGGAAAGCTTTACACGCTTTTCATAGATTATACTGATGAACATACACACGATTGGTTACGATTAGCCGTACTTTCGGACACTGTTAAGATTGGAAAGTATTCCGGACAAGCTAACATCGATTATGTGTCTACAGATGGTGACTATTCGCCCGAATGGCCGTCTGCACTTGGTGACTGGCCATCGGCACAGGCTCGGATAGAAGTTCAGAAACAAACTGACGTTTTATATAACAATAATGCAGGATAAGGGAATTCTCCTAATAGCTACTGGCCATCCATATTATAGCCATATGGCTTTCAATCTATTGGTATCTATCAGGTATCATGTCCCTGATATGCCTATAGCTATTATCCAAGACGGTCAAGGATTTAACTTATTGGCTGATTATCAGAGGGAAGAGTTCACCCATGTCATTGATCTTCCAAAGGAATTGACTGACGGTGACCCATACAAAGTCAAGCTTTACCTTGACGAACTGACCCCATTCAAAAAGACGTTATTCCTTGACGTTGATATGTTATGGGGAAACTTCAAGAGTCCATCAGATTTATTCAATGAATTGGATGGGAATGAATTCACCATCATCAGCCGATCAGAGCTTACACCTGATGATACAAGCTTATCAAGATGGTTTAATCTGAAAGAGGCTTCAGAGGCTTACAAATTGGATACGTTCTATGATGTAAGTTCTGAACTGATATACTTCGAGGGTAAACCGAAAGTCTTTCAGACGGCTCGAAAAGTGTATCTAAAGCCAAAGATGAATATCGCTCCGTTTGGGGCAGGTCTTCCAGATGAAGCTTTCTTTATGATTGCCATAGCAAAAGAAGGAATTCGTCTACATCAATGTCCCTTTGAGCCGACATACTGGGAACCAAGGTATCATCCAAAACAGCATAACCGAAAGCATATTGACGGCTTTTATGCTATGTCTGTAGGTGGAGCTTTTAGTTCCAATCACATTAAGAAGATATACGACAGTCTTTCAACTCATTACCACAATTCATCGGGTAGGTTCTCTGAACCATACCAATTACAAAATAAAAGCCGTATTTTTAAAGAACGCAGGAAAATCTAATGCCTATCATCGATATTTCCCAATACCATCAGGGAGGCAAACGTCATCAGTTCTACGCTGATTCCGTTAAACAGTTTAACGATATTAAGGTTCACGCTATGGGTGAATATCCTGTTCACCTGATATCTGAACGCCGTCCCGGGGAGTCTGAAACTATTAAGAGATACCGTGAAAAGATCTATGTCCCAAAAACTCAAGCGGCTCTATCCAAGGTCTTTAACTCCCTTCAGAAGATACGCAAATCTCAGGACTACGTCATCCGTTTCGATGATACAGTAGTTCCTCCAATGATAGCCAGTGAAGAACGTCCTTCAAAGTATTTGGATGATGATTTCCCTAAATACGGGTCACTCGATAACTGGTTCTGGTCCGTAGCTTTCAATCAGTATCTGATGGATGCTAACGCTTTCGTTATGATAGCTCCTCTAAATCCAATGAAAATGGATAACGAGTACTATCAGCCGTATCCAATGCTTTTCAATAGTCCTCAGGTACTTGATTATGTTGAAGGTCAATATGGTGTATTCAAGTCCATTGAAACGAGTACCTACCGTAGCGGAAACAGGACCTATCAAGGTGCTGTTTATTATTCCGTTGATGCTTTGTCCATAGTTAAGTATGAGCAAGTTAATGCCAAAGGTGATTTTTCAGCGACTGAATTCCTTCACGGACTTGGTTACTTGCCATTGGTTAGGCTTAATGGGATGATCCTTAAAGACGGATTTGGAGACGCTTTGTATACATCCCGAATTCATTCAGTAGTCCCATCACTCAATGAAGCTGCTCGTGAATGGTCCGACCTACAAGCTGAAGTAGTTCAGCATATCCATAGTACCATGTGGGCTATCCATGGCAAGGAATGTAATTCATGCCGAGGTACTGGTTCCATCCCTAAAGCCGGACAGTCACCAATCCAATGTGATGAATGTAACGGAAAAGGATTCTATCCGTTTAACCCTTACGAACATATTACCATCAAGCCTCCGACAATGGGTGAGGCTATGCCTCCTACTCCTCCTGCCGGGTACTTGACCAAGCCTATTGATATTGCCAAGCTTCAAGATCAACGGGTTCATGACCATATCTATCACGCTTTGTCTTCATTGAATATGGAGTTTTTAGCCGCTGTTCCATTATCACAATCGGGTGTAGCTAAAGAAGTTGACAGAGCTGAACTCAATAACTTTGTGTATTCAATCGCTGAAGATTGTGTCCGTATTATTGATGAAATTTCGGAGATTGTTATTGACTATCGTTATGCAGGTATTATCCCTGATTACGAAGAACGTGAGAAATTACGTCCAATGATTTCAGTTCCTATGAAGTACGATATGATTCCGGAAAGCTTTATGGTCGATGAAATTTCAAAGCTCCGTACTGCACGGGTTAACCCGATGATTATCAACGCCGCTGAGCTTGAATACGCCGCTAAGAAATTCAATACTGATAAGAAGATTAAGCATAAGCTCGAAGACGTCTATCAGTTGGACCCATTGGCAGGACTGGCGGCTGAAGAGATTCTTGTAGCTGTATCCAATGGAGTCATAAACAAACGGACGTATATTATTCACTCCAATATATCTGAGTTTATTGATCTTGCTAATCAGCAATATGAAGACTTTTATAAGTTACCATACCTTCAGAAACGTCAAATAATTAACGATTTGGCGGCTCAATGGGAAGCTGATAACCGTCCAAGAACTATTCCTACCACAATACCTCAAATGATTACGGATGTCCCTCGTCCAGATTCAAACAATCCTCAATCGAATTGATTCAGCCGTTAACGGCTTTGTCAGGGGTCTTCCGGAAGTAGAACGGAAGGTCTTTGACCGTGTCATGGTGCTGATAAAACAGTTACAGATTGACAATCTTGGTAAGGTTCAAAACAATATCAACAACCTAAAGGTTCTAACACAACTAAATAAGGAGATAAATGACATTGTACTTTCCCCGGAATACAAAGACAAAGTATCTGCTTTCACGGGTGTCTTTGGTGACTTGTCTACTTTACAAAATGATTACTTATCCACTGTCTTTGATAAGTTCAAGCCTTCCAAAGTCCTTAAAGCTATCACTGATACAAGCGTGGATATTACTATCGATCAACTTCAGGAAACAGGAGTAACGTCATCACTTGCCAGTGAACTTAAGGATATACTAAAGCAATCTATCACCACAGGCGGTTCATACGCTGAACTGACCGATACTCTTAGAACTTCTATTCGTGGTAATGATCAGATAGAAGGTGGACTTATGAGATACGCCCGTACTTTTACTACGGATGCTATCAATCAGTTCAATGCTACTTATACTAAACAAGTTAGCCAAGACTTCAAAGCTGAATGGTATCGTTACACTGGCTCTAACATGGAGACAACTCGTGAGTTCTGCAAGGTTTTAAAAGATAAAGACGGTGGATACTTTCACATAAATGAAGTGCCGGGATTCTTGCAAGGGATAATAGGGAATAAACAGGTTGAGATATACTCCAAGTATGATCTACCTAAGGGGATGAATGAAGCCACTAATACAGATAACTTCTTCGTATTAAGGGGTGGCTATAATTGTGGACATCAGATCTTCCCTGTCTCCAAAGTCTCAGTTCCTGAATCGCTTCGCAGTAGGTTCGAGTGATTCCATTCACGGATAATTCGATTTATTATCTGCTGTCTACCTCTGAACTTTCCCATCAGTATAGATTTGGATTGTTCTTGAAGTATGATCTGTGCTACGTCATCACACATCTTAAAGGTAAAGGATAGACATCCTTCATCTTGCTTCATTGGTCACCTCCGTGTTATAGTGCATGAAATATACTAAAAATCTAATAATAATACAAGTTATACAAATATAAAAACAAGCTGATACGAATAGAGACGTATTTATACGGAATTTTGCAGTAAAATCAGGCACTTTATGGCAACTACAGCGGGTGAATTCATCACCAAATTGGCTCAAATGGCGGGACTATCTACATCAGATCCTGACATCGTTAGCATCCTTTCAAATTCGGAATTCTCTAATTACAAGATTCCCGAATCAGTGACCAGTCGTATCAATGGTTCTATGTTAACTCCTGACTCAGCTCGTAATAATGAGGCTCTACGCCGTCATTATCACGCTGAAATCCTTAATGGATTGGATAACAACATCGAGACAGTTATTGAACGATTTGGTATCGATGGAGACATCGCAGATTCAGTTCGTAATGAGAAGAAGACTACCGAAAAGTACAATCGTCTAATAGAGCGATTGAATGACCTACACGCTAAGAAAGCGGCATCTACAACACGTTCAGACAAGCAAGAGCTTGAAAACGAAATCGGGAAACTAAACAATCAAGTCCGTGACTTGAATGAGAAGCTGAAAACAGCTCCGACAGAACGTGATTCTTTTTGGACTGAAAAGCTAAAGACTAAAGCTATTCAGAATATGCTGACCTCTTACAACTATGCAGGTGAAAAAGACATTCCAAAGGATGTACTTATCGAAACTGCTTCTGTTCTGCTTAATCGTAAGCTAAACGAGAATAAGATTCGCCTTGAGTACAATTCTGACCAAGATAATATCAGTCTGAAGACTGAATCAGGTATGGACTTCTATAAGGATAATTCGCCCGTGTCCTTCAAATCCTTCGCCGATTCAGTACTTGCAGAATCTAAGCTATTAAGCATACCGGGTGCTAATAATGCACCAACTCAACAAGCCGCCTCACAACACCCATTGCCTACCCCAACTATTATTCAGGGCAGTGGAAAAAGTCAGGATATGTCAAGATACTTAGCGGCACTTGATGAAATTTCATCCGGACGATAATAAAATAGATAATAATGGCTAACGGACTTGCCCCATATTTATTAAACGACCTTAAGACACTGGTCGGTCAGGCTTACCCTGCCCACGGAGTTGATCTTAAAGGTTTTCTTGGAATGCTGACCTCAGGACCAGGCGCAAACCCAATCCAAACCAACCAACTTAGCGGACACAAACGTGAAGTTCGTTTTTGGTATCGTAATCGTAACACGAAGCCTCAAACAGATACTTCTGCATCTTGTGACCAAGTGTTGACTCCTGCTCGTAAAGAGTATACCGTATCAGTAAGCAATACTCGCCAAATCGCTTGGCACTTGCCTGATGAACTGGTAGCTTCTTACATGGATGAAGCTTCTCAGCGTGTATCTATCCCCGGTGGACCTATCGGCGGTGCTTCTGCTGAACTGTTTGACATCATTATGAGTGGTGCTAACGGTATTCTCAAAGGTGTTAACGATGACCTGATGGGTCTTATCACTTGGGGTAAAAACAAAGTAACGGGTAACAACTCGGCTACTACTTTGAATATGTCTCGTGATGCGGCTATCCAAAAGCTTACCACAGGTATGCCTCAGTTATTGAGCGAGTACAAAAAGAACAATCTTGCCGGTATGCCTAATATCGTAGGTGCTGGTTTGTTCTACTCTTGGTACTTAGCCAATGCTTACCGTGGTCAAGATCAAAGCGGTTTCCAACCTGCTACCGCAGCCGGTATGTTCAACTTCTTCGCTGATCAGGATTTCGCTGATTCAGTAGGAGCTGATAACATCGGTGTGTTCGAGCCGGGTGCTATTCAGTTGGTTGAATATTTGGAATACACAGGATTTAAGGCAGGTGTTAAACCTGGTGCTTCTGAGTTCGGTGTTATCGCTCTTCCTGCTATGGCTTCTGACGGTACTATGTTACCTGTGAAATTCGATTGGCAGTTGAAGTACATCGACTGTCCTACGACTTTGACGGATGCTTACAGCGGTTCTTCTTCTACCTATCAAAAAGGTTGGAGCTTCATCATGAAGAAAGACTTCGGTCTGTTCCAACTTCCTTCTGATAGCTATCGTCAGGAAGATCCTAACTACGCTGTTAACGGTGCTTTACGTTACAATGTGACCAATACTTGTGACACTTGTTCCTAATAGTTAATCGCTAACCAAAAACGATGAATTGTCTAACGGACTATATCGGACTTTCCGGATGTGGGGCTTCAAGCCCTGCATCCGGTTTGTTTATTAACTCCCTTCCGGGTATAAGCTTGAAGTCGGTTGAACAACTGGCAGATGCTGAACAAAAGACTTATATCGGAGTATGGAACGATGTTCAACTCCGATCAACCAAACGACTTGAAATGATGCTCAACGCTGAGTTGAGTAAACAGCACAAAGTCAAGACAGGACTGGTCACATTCTTGACCAAGGCAGATGAACAGTTTACCAATCATGAATCTCTTCAATATGTCGCTTTTAAGATTGAAGCTGACTGTGAAAGCTACCTTCTGAGTCATTACATTCAATCAATTAAACTCAGGAAATTTGACTCAAATCAGGATACTCTTGTAACCATTACTGACCAATATGGTAACACTTTGTTTACCAATAACTATTCATCTGATGGATCTGATGTTCAAACTTTTGAAGTGAATCAGATTTTCTATGAGAAGATTATCTATATTATTTTAAGTAATTCTTTTAACGAGTGGTTTTTAGATGACTACTCTTCTACATACATTGGATGTGTTCAGATTCAAGGTGGCACATCAGATAACTACGGGATGAGCTTTGTGGAGACATCCAAATCATACGGTATAACCATCAACTACGGTCTACGCTGTTCACTGGCTAACCTTATGTGTTATGCTAAGGACCTATTCGCTATGCCACTTTGGTACTTGCTCGGTTCTGAAATGATGATGGAACGGATGACATCGGAACGGATTAACAAGTGGACCGTTGACCGTAAACAAGCTGAGGAACTTAAAGCTTATTATGATACAGAAGCTGAGAAGGCTTTAGGTCAAGCTATCGCAGGTACTTCTATTAACGATTGTAACTGTTGTATCCAGTGTGACCCGGTTATAGCTGTTCGGGAGGCTCGTCTATGATTAAAGTGACATCCAATCTTAAGGAGGTCACATCCCGTATATTAGGGAGATTACAGGCCATCAATGATCCAAATGGACCAGCCCGTGACAAGATGCTACGGGTAATGGCTTTGGACACTGTAGCCGCTATGAAGGAAAGAATTCACGAGAAGGGGTTGAACTCTGAGGAACAATCACTCGGAGACTATACATCCAAATACTTGAAGCTTCGGGATAAAGGGAAAGATAAGACAGGAAAGAGATATAACCGAGGATCAAGTTCAAAGGTTATTTTTAGCTTAACCCGATTGATGGAGAACGATTTCAATATCGTATCAGGGGGTGGAAGTGGTTATAACCTTGGATTCAAAAATCCATTGAATGCAGATAAGGCTAATTGGTTACAACAGAATCCGAAATTCGGTAAAGTTTACAAACCAACAGCAACAGAGGTAGAACACATGAAAGCTGTGGCAGAACAATTTATAACTGACTTACTCAACGGTGAAAATCCTCGATAAAATAGTCACTATCTGTAACGATAATTTGGTAACTACGGTACTAAATGAATCGGCTTTTCAGAACTCTGCCATCTATGGACTATCCTATCAGACAGTTCCAAGAGATGAAAGTCCTCTGAGACCTTATACATGGATTGGAGACAATACAACAGGAATTGAGATTGATGACACCGTTAATTTCAGTATCTATCACAGATGCCAAAATATAAACTTTGTCGAAGTTTCCAATTCTTTTGGGGATGGGAACGGGATGATGGGAATGGTCTGTGATATGTACGCTGTAGTTTATGCTGATCGGTATAAGACTGGCTATACTCAGGAAGACATCATAATGAAAATATCTGCAGGAATGAATCGTACATTTTCAAAAACTGAATTGGGTACATCAGGACTGCTAAAAGTAAAAACATCAGTACGCCGGGCGAATAACAACAGTGTACAGGTGTTTGAGGGTGAATATGGTAACGGGGCAAACTGTCCCTTACATTTAAATTCGGTCTATTTTGGTGTACAATACCAATTAGAAATTACTGCTTCCAGTTCGTGTCTGAACTGTTCTGACTGCTAATTATACTACAAAATGTCTATTTACTATCCTTCCAGTTCATGCGGAGGTGGTTCAATTCCTGATTACTATTGTAATCCTTGTCTTGACTCCTCCGTTATCGAATATGGTCGTGTTCGTTCAATCGCACTGATTAAGAACACATATATTGATACAGTTCTTGCTAATCCTACCTCATCATCGGTATGGTCTACGGGTGTTAATAATGCTAATATTATCGTTATTTATCAGACCCAAGGTTCTTACGATGGCGGTTCTACAGCTGAATTGACTGGCTTTGGTGACTCTATTTCCTACAATGGTAACACGTCTCATACCCTTGTTTATAAAGATCCATTTGCTGCTGATAACTGTGACTTCTACAACGCTATCCGTCACTCTACGGACTACACCATCGCTTTCCGTACCTCTTCAAAAGTATGGTTCGCTGAGACTCCAGTAACATTCTCTCCTAAGAATGTCGTGGCTGATGATATCAATTCTGCTATGAACTGGGAAGTTACCTGCAAATGGACTAACTCTGAAAGTCCGTGCGGTTACACAACCCCAACAGGTATCTTTGATACTTGTTATATCCATAGTTAATTACTAACAGCGGACCCGTAAGTCCGCTGTTTTTCTTACCTTTAAGAAACTAAAGAAATGTCCTCTACTTGGATTGTTACACCTCCTGAGAATGCTAAAGAAGTCGTGGAAAGGTATATAAATGACCCTACTCACGGACTTACGATCTATTCGGGTGCTACATTGTCCTATGATCCTGATTGTGAGGTCTACTTAGATTATAATGTATTCATGGGTGCTTTTACTTTTAACCCTTTAGTTATCTACTTTGGTTTTCTTTCGTGTGGTGGACCAGTTGGAAGCGAAGAAAACGCTTTGAGACTTTCTATCGATGATGGATCTAATGATTTCACAACATTCGATGCCGGAGTAGCTCCTGTAAGTCAGTGTACCGTTCCGTTGATTTGGAATAATGGTATTACTCCTTCAACCAATATGGCCTCATTTATCGGGTATAAGTTTAACGTAATTCTTCCGTAAGCTATATGTCATCTACTTGGTGTGATATCCCCGTTAATGATGCTAAGAATATAGCCCAAAGCTTTATAAATAATCCTATTCATGGTATTACTGGCTACAGTGATTATCTCGTAGATTATGATGAACAAACCGAAGTTCTTCTATCGTACCAAGATATCATTGATTTTCAGTATGATAGGAATTATATATATGCCGGAATAATCTATTTGGCTAACAAATCGAATAGTATTTTCGAGGATCAGCTTCAACTAAATGTGTCCGATAGTGTTAACTTTTGGACTACTTTCGATGCCTCAGCTTATTATCAAGGTTCATCTAAACGGTTTGTCGTTTGGAATGATATTGCCATATTACCCAGTACTCAGGTATTCTTTATGGGATACAAATTCACCTTAGTCGATAATCCTAACATACCAAATGTGAGGATATTGACCGAAGATGGTGACTTCTTAATGACAGAAAACGGATTCAATCTTATTACATAATGGCAGACAAAAAGATATCCCAATTACCACAGGGGTCGATCATCAACGATAACGATGAGATGGTAATGGTACAGGCTAACAATACCAAGCGTTTCAACGCTTCATTACTTAAGACATTTATTGGGTCCATTGCTAAGGGTAATCTTACCGAAAGTACATCATCGGTATTGACTATTGGTAACGGTACGAATGCTGTTATCGGTACAGGTACTACCATTCAGGTAAAACAGGCTTCAGCTCTTCAAGATGGATTTATATCGTCATCCGATTATACGTCTTTCAGTTCCAAGGAACCGGCTCTTACCAAAGGTAGCTTGACGGAGTCCACATCGGGTGTACTAACCATTACAGGTGGAACTTCTGCTGTAATTGGATCAGGAACAACTATACAAGTTAAACAAGCCTCTGCTTCACAGAACGGATATTTATCATCAACTAATTGGAGTACCTTCAACGGGAAACAAGATAGTATAACGGGTGGGGCTACTACTATTACAACAAGTAACCTAACAGCTTTAAGAGCTGTGGCCAGTGATGCAAGTGGTAAAGTAGCTGTTAGTGCAACCACATCCACTGAACTTGGTTACGTTAGTGGTGTGACCAGTGCCATTCAGACTCAACTAAATGCTAAACAGGGTAGCTTAACACTAACCACTACTGGAACAAGTGGAGCGGCTACTTTGGTAGGAAGTACTTTGAATATCCCTCAGTACAGTGGTGGTGGATCTTATACCTTCTCTACTGGATTAACCAATACATCAGGAACGGTTACAAGTAACCTATCAGTAGGTGTATCAGGTGGTCAATCAGTTATCGGTGGTACGGCGGCGAGTAACTCGCTGACTCTATCATCTACATCCAATGCTACTAAGGGAAAGATACTATTTGGTACATCAGCCTATGATGAAGTAAATAATCGTTTGGGAATTGGAACGGCAAGTCCAAGTTATGCATTTGATGTTGTAGGAACTGGAACTGGAAATGGTCAATCTTTAGTTAGGTTTACTAATCCGACAAATTTTAATTTAAATCTTGCATTAAATTCAACTGGAACAACTGGTAATACTAATTTTGGATTTACAGTAAATGATGTTACACAAGGTGCTGTAGGATGGGATAGAACAGATAATAGTATTCAATTTTGGAACGCAATAGCTAATGCAAGTTATGTTGGAATGAAATTAAGAAGTGATGGTAATACATCATTTTTTAGGGTTTCAGATGGCAGTGAAAATGTTAGATTTGTCAGCAGTACTGGTAATGTATTGATAGGCACAACTACAGATGCAGGATTCAAATTAAATGTAAATGGAACAGTTAGAAGTACTCAATTCTATCTATCCGCTTTAAATACTGCTCCTGCTACAGCTTCTTCAACTGGTACACTTGGTGAGATACGAATAGATGCAAGTTATATCTATGTATGCACTGCAACAAACACTTGGAAACGGTCACAAATTGCAACTTGGTAAACTATAATAAATATGCTAACATTATTAGAAACATTCACAGTTCCAACTAAAGGAACAGCCTACGCCATAGATATTAAACTCATAGGATACGAGCTGAAATCTTCGTCAGCTTCATTCTATTGGGTTATAGTTTCAGATGACAACAAAAATATCCTTGATGGTAATCTAACTATCAATAGTCCTGAGCTTGACCTATGGGGTACAGATGATGAATATATCATCGATTGGGTTCTTCTTCAATTAGATTTGCGTAAATTGGGCAACAGAAGACGCTAAAATTATGACAGTAGAACAAGCTATCGAAAATATCACAGCTGTATTGGAGCAGTTTCGTGGTACTAAACAGGAACATATTATCCTTGAACAAAGTCTACAAACTTTGAAGGATGAACTTTCTAAGGATAAGTAATGTCCAGTACTTGGATTGAAACACCCATAGAGAACGCCAAAGAGGTAGTTCAACGGATCATCGATGATCCGTCTAAAGGATTTAATGACTTTACCGATAAGCTCGTAGCTTACGGTGAAGACTCTGAAGTGTTTCTCAATTCCAATGATATTAGCTACATACCTAATAATCCATCCAAGATATACTTTGGTAACTTATACACTACTACGGTTGATAGTCAAGGTATTCTTTATATTACTTCAGACCTTTCAGATTCTTACATTACCTACGATTCAGCCGGATATCCATCTCCCGTAGGTATAGTTCCTGTTATGTTTAATAATATCGCTGATCCTCCTACTGGTAACAGTTACTTTATTGGTTACGGCTTTAATCTTGTGAAAGTGTCAAGTACACAAGTTCGTATCAGAATGCAGGTAGGAGGTACTGGAACAGTCTTTGGATTTGAATTGGATACATTAGCTTCTTCAATAACCGTTGATTGGGGTGATGGCAATGTGGAAGTTATATCTACTCCCGGTAATATTTGGAAGATATTAGCTCAACATAACTATCCCTCCAGTAATGGGGTTACTTATGATGTAACCATATATTGTGAGAGTCCGATTAATATCTTTTGGGTAGCTTCATTTATTGGAACCGACAGACCAATAAGCTACATAGAAACATCCGATATCAGATATATCAATAACTTATGGTTGGAAGGTACTTTTAACCAAGATGATATTAACGATATTTTAGTAGATTTGGATACCTATGCCAGTGTTCCTGGTCAGGTAATTACTTCCGTAAATACTCCTGTTATGCCTCCAACTGGGAGAGGTATAATAGCTAAACAATCACTAATAAATAAGGGGTGGACCGTAACCACAGACTAATATGAAAAAACTATCTATATTTTTAGCGTTATCTATTTTCGCTTGTACTACTCCTGAAACTACATCCACAGAAGTCACGGATACTACCTGTGTTGATTCTTCAGTAGTTGTTATTGATACTATCGTAGCTGATACCTTAATAGCCGATACAAATGAAATCGTGGTACAATAATACCCTGGATGATACACTGGCTTCGTCAGTGACCAATACCAAGGCGGACGTTGATTGGATGAACGCTAACCGTTTCAGCCCAACCGACACCCAGTATGGGTCACTTTACATCGCTCAGTCGTTAGTCAATAACTCCAACTTTCCCAGTATTGTTTCTTATGCCTATTCCAAGAACATAAAGCTTGGAATGGCTTACTCAACTACGGGAGAGGTGGACACACTCTTGGCTTATAACGCCAAACAGACATCCATCGATAAGAAGCTATACTACGCTGTTACAGAGATTGAACCCTATAATACGGGAGACTATTCCGGCATGACGGCTAAGATGCAGTACGCTTATCCGAAGCTTAAAGCAGCAGGAATTAAACACGTCGTTTATATGGGATGGCCAGTGGACACTTATTGGAGTACCATTGTGGCTAATTGTGACGAAATTAACCTTCATTGCTATCGGACGAGTGCTGATATGACTCCTTCGAGTATTTGGAACTATGTCTCCAAGAGATTAGCTCTTATAGCTGATGCCTGTAAGGCGCAGAATAAGTTAATGAAAGTCAACATATTATATTCATGTGAACCGGCTTTCGCTTACACGTTCTTCCAAACACACGCTTGGGGAGATGCTCATTCGATGTTTTTGTCCCAATACGCAACTAAAGCGACAGTTAATATGAAATCCTTTCTTAATGTTATGGATTTCAGTATCTTCGTTTCAAAATATGGCAAACAGATTAAGCCGTTATGAGCAATGATACTGATGTATTATCTGACCTTTACAAATTCGCTACCCCTTTGCTCATTGGTATTGTCGGTTATTTTCTTAAAGGAATTCTTAAAACTATCCGTAGAATTGAACAGGACTTCGGAAAGTTTCGGGAAGAGTATGCAGGACACAGGGTTGTTCTGCAGGAGCATAAAGAACGACTTGAGAAAATCGAAAGGAAACTTGAAGATTCGGACCGAGACTTCAAGCTATTCTTTATGGAATACGGCTCGGTACTTAAAAACGCAAAAAACAACCCCTAAAACCCAATAATCATGAAAAACAAATCACTCGCTTGGCAGATCCTTTCAA